AGAGCCGTAATCCGGGTCGGAGTTTCACGGCCTCAGTCCTTCAGCGCCTCGCGGAGCTTGTCAAGTTCCACTGTGTAGGTCGGTTCTGTGTATTCCCCGCCGTGAATCTTGTACAGAATCCAGACCGACTGGTAGCGCTCATCGGCGTGAACCGCATCCAATCTGTTCTTCAAGTCTTCCGCCGCCCGCGCGACGGCGAGCAGGCCTTGCCGCTCTCGTTGGAGTTTCAGGATCTCATCCCGCAGTAGGGGATAGCTGCGAAATGCTGCAATGGACCACTTTAAGTCAGCCGATGGCCATTCCTGTGCCACCGCAGCCAGACGCAGTCGGTCCAACTCCGCGATGATCTCGTTGATGTCAGCCACGTTCTACCTCCTGCCTCAGCACTTGCGCCAACGCTGGGACTTATATACATGATATAGATTGAGATTCAGGGAGTGTTTCAACATCAACTTGTAGCCCGCTGTTCTGAGGGGCATAGCCCCGCAAGGCTCATCCCGAGCCTTTTGATGTTTAGTGCCGCGTTGTGATCCCGCCCCAAAGTCAACCCGCATGAACAGGAATGCACCCGCTCGCTAAGTTCCTTTCGGATGATGACACCACAGCCGCTGCACTTCTGAGATGTCCCCTTCGGGTTGACCGGCACCATCCACTTACCAGCGTATTCTGCTTTGTAAGTTACCTGCCAGATCAACAGCCCCCAGGCTGCATCCATGATTGACTTTGCTAACTTGGATCGCACCATATTTCGGATCTTCAGATCCTCGTGAGCAATTAAATCGTAGTTCGCTACCAGCCACTTGCTGACGTGGTGGATGTAGTTCAACCGCGCACTTGCGGCCCGTTGATGAGCGCGGCGCAACGCCTCACGCGCACGGAGGCGGTTATGTGACCCGCGCGTCTTGGTTGCTAACGAGCGATTGGCGGAGGCGATCCGATTTTCGTGCTGACGTATCCAACGCGGATTCTCAATCTCGGTTCCGTCACTCAGTGTCGCCAGGGTAGTCAGGCCAACATCAATCCCTACCGGGTGCATTACCACGCACTTCTCTGGGGCGGGGCCGATATCACAGACTACGTTAGCCGTCCATCTCTTGCCATCACGCTTTACCGTGCAGTATTTTGCGCGGCCCCAAATAGGACGCCCACCACGCGCCCGAATATCCCCCACGTTCGGTATTTTGATCGAACGCTCGCGGACTACGGGCAAACTGAACCCGAAGGAATCGTACCTGAAACGTGAACGATAACGCGGGAACCCCGGCTTCTCGCCAGCCTTGCAACGGCGGTAGAACGCCTTGAATGCCCGGTCAACCCGACGCAACGGGTCACGCTGGATATCACAGGCGATCCACTGGAATGCCAGGTCTTTGCGGAGTTCCGTCAACTCCTTCTGCTGGTCATAGTACGTGATCGACTTGTGCTGGAGTTTCCATGCCTCTTTTCGCTCCTGAATACAGGCGTTCGCAGTCTCGCAGTTATCCTCAAGAATCCGATTCAACTCCGCAACCTGCGTAGCGTTTGGACGAAGACGAAACTGAAAGGTTCTCAGCATGTTTCAGCGCACAGGGGAGTCAACTATATAATTCCCTTGACTTTCCTGGGGACCACCCGTCTGACCGGCTTGGATGGATCGGAGATCGGGCCGGAGACCATGCGATTGTCGATCTCGGCATTCCCCAGTTTCGGCAGTTCCCCCGTGACTTTCTCGATCGTCTCCGCGATATGCGCCTGAGCTTCGGTTACGGCCACCGGAAGGTCCGGTGCCGGGATGTCCCACGGCATCTCCAGATCTTCACCGTCGAATGCCGTCGATTCCACCGGGGTCTCGGCAGGGGAACTCTCCGCAGACTTGATTGGCCTTCCGGCTCCCCTCTTCCTTTTTCTGGGGACGTCCCACAGAGGCGACCCGCACTCCGCACAACGTTTCGGAGTTTCCAGGGTAGAGTCGAAGTCCTCTTCGCAACGAATACAGTGGTAGGTCATTTACTTATGTACCCTCCCTGATTCGCTTGGCGGCTTCCTTCAAGACGTCCCGCCACCCAATGCAGGAATCTGGTTTATTCCCGGAGACCATCGTGTCTAGAATCTTTGCGCAGCGCTCGGAGATCACTTCACGACCATCAAGCAAAGTGATCCTCTTTTCCGTAACCTTCTTAATCATGCGTTTCCTCTTGTTTCCATTGTTCCGCCTCGCCTTCCCGGACGCCCTCTCCACGGTGAGCAACTCGAACTCCTCGGGGGATATGACCTTATCGATCTCGACAAATTCGATCGGGCCATCCTCATTATTAATCGACGCTACAAATGGCCAATCGTCAGTGAGTGAGTCCGTCCGAAGTCGATCTCGGAACCAACAGCAGCCGTCTTCTACTGCGATCTCCAAGTTGAGTTTCGCACCTTCCTCTTGGATTAGATTCCAAAAACGCGCCACGCGCTTAGCGCATTCATCAGTCGCTATTCTGATCGATTTCATGATTGGTCCTCCTAGGAGCCTCGATCATCTTGAACTTGGTCTCGGTCAGCCATTGGTACAACGTGGTACCGGAAGCGTTGACCACACGGTAGGGCAAATACACCTCAGCGGCGGAAACCATCGAGGTTTGGATCATGGCGTTCTGCGCCTGCACCCACCTCAATAATTGCCTCCAGGCAATTCGCTCGGCGTCGCGCATGGCTTTCTCGCGGAAGTCCGCACGGGGCCGCTTGGCTCTGGCTTCGAGCAGCCGGAAGACCGGCTCGATCCTGACCGGCATGTCGAACAGAACATCCTTCTCGCCGATGCGCATCACCCACCGCAGGCCGGAAACCCTGCCGTCTTTGTAATCCGTGTTGACCGCCGTTGCCCCGGAACTCACCAGTTCGCCCACAATCTCACTGACTGTCCGCTGAACGGAGACGCCGGTGGTTTCCATGAAAATCGCTTTGCTCATTTGGGGTCTTCCACTGGGCCGTAGACGACGCTCTTACCTGTTGCCGCATACCGGCAAAACTCCACCAGGTTGTCGTAAGATCCAACGTACTGCAAGCGGACGGCTTGCCCAGAAAGAGCCGCAGCGTTTACTAAGATTACTGAGAGACATTCATGCCTCGAATCAGGAGAGCGCTCAAGCTATACGCGCAAACACAGATGCTCACAACAAGAAGCAGGAACCATCCCCATCCGTAGTGGCCCCACTGAAGCCGCCAGAAGCTATAGCCGCCTATTATGATGCTGAGCAAAATGAAAGAAAACGGAACAACTTCTGGAAGTCGAGTGAGAGACTTGCAAAAGCAATCGTAAGTGGACAAGCTTCCCCTATAGGTTGGAGAAGCCAGAACTTTATGAAGAATGTCGGAAGGACGGCTGCTTTCAATATTGCGGTACGAGCGCCACGTGGCGCAACTATGCAGATCTAACTTCTTGTAGGGGGATGGGGACGTAACTATTTGAATCACTACCCCAACCCAACAACCGAGAACGAACGCGACAGCCAGCTTCATAATTGGTCCTCCTACTCGGGTAGATAGTCGAGAATCTGTTGTGCGAACTGCCGGAGCGCTTCGATAGTGGGACCGTGCAGGTACAACAGGAGCCCGGAGTTCAGGAAATTGATGTACAGCGTGTTGTCGCCATGTCCTGGCGGGGACCCCCACGCATTGATGTCGGCAACGTTCAGGTGAATTGAAACCATTAGTGAGCCTCCGCTTCGGGATAACACAATTTGCAAACCCTGCCCTCCGGCACATCCCCTACGTGAAATTCCGTCCGCCCCGGATGTAAGTCCACACGCCCGCACACCGCCTTACCATTCACCCTGATCTTGTGCCATGGCCGGTTGTGCCCTCCGTATTTCTGCCGTGCCCAAGTGGCTAGCATTCTGAACCAAATCGCTACTTTGACCACAATCCCGAACACGATCCTAAGCGCGAAGGCGATCCCGACCACGACCATGCCGAAGACCACGATCCCGACCGTGACCACAGTGCCAACCACAACTGCCCAGACGATCCCGACCACGACTGCGACCACGACCATCTTGACCGTCTTCCGCGCATCATTTGCCGACTCCGAACGACTCGATAGCCCCTCGTTGCACATATAACTTCTCGCAGTGGAGGCGCTGTGCGTCTTTCCACGTCGCGGCCGACCACTCGCCAGTCTCATACACAATCGAAGGCTCGGCCAGTAGCACGCAATCCGTGTCCACGCCTTCGAGCACGCCAACATAGATGTAGTTTAGGCAGAGCAACACTACGCGCTCGCCAAGTAGAGATTTCAGGGCCTCACCTGAAACAACCTTCTTCATGCTCATCCTCACTTCCTCGTATTTGGTTCGGGTCGAACCAAATACTTCACTCCCTTTTCCCTTTCATTTCGTCGCAGTACGCTCTGATGAACGCCGCCGCGACTTGCGCGACGATTCCATCGCCGTAACCCCGCAATCGTCCCACACGCCCGGAAGTCCCATGAGCCAGCGGGAATGCGCCGCGTTCAACTGGCCGCAAGCCGGGACGATCTCCCACCCGTTGGGGCCGAGTAAGTACCCAATCGGCCGATCGCCAAAAGCCGTTAACCGGGCCTCGCCCAGCAGGGTCAGGTTGCCTCGCATCATCATTTCGCTGCCCTGCTCGCCGTCTGCCTTCTTTGGCGTTGCCCAGCCGCTCAGTTGCGCCTGCTCGTTCAGTGGCCACTGGCACATCTCTACTGTCTTGCGCCCGCTGTCCGTGTTCCCCGCTTCGTTGTTCCCGTTCTGCGCCGGAGTGCCCGCCATTGGCGTCGGCCAGCCAGCCAGCACAGCCGCTCCATCCAGATCGATCCCGCCCGTGTGTGTAGACCGCAGGGTGAGAATCGCGAAACAAACATCGCCGCGCTCTGGTAATCCAAACGCGCCGGGACGTAAGTCAAAGGGTCAATGACGTCCAAGAGGTCTCGGATACATCTTTGAGCACAGAAGAAAAGCAGCAGCCCGAAAACTCCAACCACCAAGGACCGCAGGATGGTGGGCTGGACCGGCAGAACGACACGGAGCATGAACAGACCGGAGAGGATACAAAGAATCCCGCCGAGCAAAAACCCAGCCGCTTTTATAAGGTGGCCACTCTGCCTATTCAATTCACTCGGCGAATTGTCAGATACATGTGGGGAATGGCCACTAGCTATGAAGCTAAAAAGTTTTATATAAGTCCCATGGTGTGGCTGGAAGTCGGCGCTCTGAGCGTTCTGATCGTCTATACCGTCTTCACTGGTAGATTGGTGAGGATTACCAACAATACTCTTTCCGAGGTCAAAAAACAGAGCACCTCTTCTGAGCTTGCAGCTAAGGCGGCCATGAGCGCGGCTGAAACTTCCCTTGACGCTCTTAATCGTAACATTGATCAGTTTAGGATCGATGAACGCGCTTGGGTAGAGATTGATCCCATCAAGCCAATTCTTGTTGCACCACCATCGCCGCCATTCGGATACGTCTACAGGTATGAAGTATACCCTAAAAACATGGGAAGGACGGCTGCCTTCGACGTAACGGTCAAGGCGCAATCTAGCCAGAGCGACATCAGTATGGGCACTCACGCAGACTGGATGCATAACTGGCAAGACAAGATGTTGCTCGACAAGTTTACGTACATGGGGACCGGAAAACCCGTCATTGTCCCACGCAATCCCGTCACTCGGACTCTTGCTCCAAACACTATCTCTGCTGTTCCGTTCATCCTTACAGGACAAGAACCGACCATCTACCCAACCTCCGAAATGGTCTCTTTTCTGGTTGGTAGAATCGATTACCTTGACCAGTTCAAGGTTCCGCATTGGCTGAAGTTCTGCTTCTTTGTGGCCAATGCTCGCGGGGAGCTTTGGAATTGTCAAGAAGGTAATGACGAAGATCGCAATCCAGAGACGCCGCCTACTCCAGAGAAGAAGCGCTAGCCTGTCACGCCACCCCCAAGCGTAACCGGTGAAAGCCAGGAAAGTCAAGTATATTATTACCCTTATTTCTCCCGCCCCTGGCCCCCTGTAATTTCTCCCCGCCATCGCTGGCTCCTGCATCTCGGACATCGCTTCGGCTCACCTTTCCCCACCCTCGGCGTCCAAACCCATGTGCAAATTACACACCTCAACACTTCTCTCTTATTTCTGTCACTTATTTCGGTATCCATAATCTGGATATACTCTGCGCTATTTCTGCCCTAAAGTCAAGAGTTTTTTTGCCCCTCATTTTTTCCCTGGGATTTTTTTTCCGCCGCGCCCGCAGAGGTCCAATGCTCTTCCCGGCCGCCGCCGCGCGCGACCCCTACCCCCTGGGCCTCCGGCCCGAGGTCCCAAATCTCGCGCGCGCCCGGCCTTGGAAATAAGCCAGAAATAGGACAGAAATAAGCACTAGGCCGCAAGGTGTTGATAACACAAGGACAGTGCTCTAGAGGCTCGGCGCAGTTTGACAGCAAACCGAAATAAGTGCAGTATCAAGAGGCCGAGCGGGAGAAAGGATGAAACACCATGAAGGCAACTGAAGAACTCTACGAATTGAGGAACTACTACACGGCAGAGAACCTCATCTACCGCGAGTTGGGGCCAGCATGTGACGCCCTACAAAGACGCATGATCGCCGATAAAGCCAAGCGAGATCCACACTTTCATTGCTGGTGCGTGAGCCGCGTATCGGATGGCGCATTTTGGCAAGGTGCTGGTTGCACGCAATCGGCTCCGCATCCTACGGCGACGTTCGGACGCCGCATCTACACGGTTACAGGAGACGCCTTACGGCTGGAATTGGCCGCTAAGAGGATCCGGGGCTGAGTAGTCCCACGTTGGACCTGAGGAGCCACCTATACGGCGCGCTCCGATTGGCCTAACGGCTAGAAAGGGAAATATGGACTTTATCAATCTGAGAGTAGTCAAGTACGTTCGCGGCATTCCGCCCTATGTGGCTGGCTCTTGGTTTTGCCCGGACGAAAAGCACCCCAACCTGAAAGCAGCCATGCGACTGTTAGCTGACGCCCGCGAAGAGGAGCCGGGAGACTGGCGCATTGAGACACGCGGGACGGAGGTTGGTTGGCACAGCATCACAGAACAGGCGACGGCGTAGCGTTTCTTCTCTCTTCCGCTCACAAGAGTAGAAGAGAGTGGAGGCACTATGAACAAACGCACGGTTCGCTTTACCGAAGAGGCAATCAGACAGCACGATTACACCGACGAAGACGCGAAAATCTGGACCATAGACGCTGAGCGTGAGGTGCGCCGAGACGCACGCGGCGACTGGTACGTGGACACCTCGCGCGGCGACTCCAGTATGATAGAGTCCGCCGAAGCGGCGGAATTGATCGGTCAGTGAGATCTCACATCGAGCGGGTACTGCGCAAGTACGGGTTACCCAGGGGCGCTACGGCCACACGTATATTCCGCCTCGCTTGCGCGGGCGATCACACCGTGCCCGAAATCAGCGACATAACGGGTGCGGCGCAAGCGCTCGTGAGGCACTATATTTATCGCTGGCGAGCGGCTGGCCACAGGCTGATTTTACCTGATGGCCGAGAGCATAATGGTTTCCGGGGTGGCAAGAGGACAGCTAAATGACGCGCGGCCGATGGCTTTGTAATGCTTCTGCCATTCCGACAGCGGCGCCGAGGTCCAGCTCAGGTTCTGCTGGCTCAGGTTCGCCGCCGCAAGGGCTAGGAATTTGCGGAACGAATCTAAACGCGCGTGGCGCGACTTGGGGATTACACGGCCTCGCTTGAGGCCGTAAGCAATCCAACGTGGGACTCAACAGGGAGAGGAACGTCATGAAGACAGAATCAACAGAGGTGAATGCACCCTTGCACGTTGACGAAGTGTTTCGCGCGCTGGAAGCGTGGATTAAACAACGTCCCGGCCTGGACTGGCGCAATTACTATGACCGGGCTTACACGCGCAACGAATGGGGCAAGCTGGCCCCGTCCGACGGGTTGCGGGCGTACCGGACGGAGATTCGCGAGATAGGGAAGCATCGCCATCGGGCGCTATCAGCGTTGGATGAAGCCCGCGGGTTGACGCCTGCCAGGCCGGACCTGCTAGCGGACGCGTTCCGGGCGTTTAGCGGTAGACTGCAATGGCTGGTTGGGGAATCAGACTGGGCCGTTACGCCCGACTACACCTGTCCCTGCGGTATGTACGTGCATCCGTCAAAACGCAGTGACATTCAATGGCACATAAAAGATTGCCAGTATTACAACCACGGCCAGATTCACTACACTACGGGGCAGTACTGGCCGACAGAATACCGCAAGGCTGCAACGGCGGTACTTGAGGCTTACATTGCGGGCTGGAAACAAGCGGAAGCCGCGGAACATCCGCCCACATTCACCTATCGCACAATGGACGATGTGATGTACTAGCCGAACGAAAGGACGTTTAGACGATGCAAACGAAATCTGAGTTATTGAAGGAACTGGATCAGCTGGAAGCTGATATATCAGCCATCAAAAAAAAGTGGGCTGCTGGCTTTAGTGCGCGCTACCTCTGGGCTGCTGGCGTTAGTATGCGCTACCTCTGGGCTGCTGGCGCTAATGTGCGCAACCTCTGGGCTGCTGGCGTTAGTACGCGCGACCTCTTGGCCGCTGGCGCTAATGTGCGCAACCTCTGGGCTGCTGGCGCTAGTACGCGCGACCTCTGGGCTGCTGGCGCTAGTACGCGCGACCTCTTGGCTGCTGGCGTTAGTACGCGCGACCTCTGGGCTGCTGGCGTTAGTGCGCGCGACCTCTTGGCTGCTGGCGTTAGTACGCGCGCCCTGCGCAAAATGGTCGAGGCGTTGCCAGAGTGAAGGGCAAACTTGTACAATCAACTGTTTTTACCACACAGAAATAAAGTCGGTTTAACGGGTAGTCCCACGTGGGACTCTTGGCGAATCGGCCCGCCGCTAACCTTCAACCAGTGCGCGGCGGGCTAACCTAGGGGCTCGGGAGGCCCCGAAAAGGATGTTTAATGGGGTCTTTCTCCTTCCCCGAAGGGGAAGGACCTCAACCACAGAAACAAGTTCGTAGAAATTAGACTATTAGGAGAACTTATGAAACGCTTACTGTTGGTTTTCGCAACGCTCTGCGGCGCAGCCGTAGGGCAAGTAATTTCGGTTGACTCAAACCTGACGCTGACCTTTATCCCCATCCCTCGGTTGCTTGGGACAATGCTCGTCACGGCCTGCTTTACCCAGCCGGACGTTCACACGGCGGTGATTACCACATACTCGAGCTCACTAGTCACTTCGGGGCTTCACCCAATCCAGAGCTTCACCCTGTCTTATCCTTCAAACGGGTGCTTTTCAACCTTCTGGCACTGGGGAGACCCAGCGAACATCAAAACCGTGGTCTACGCGGTCAACCCCGTGGAGGTCAAGATCGAATGAAGCGGATTCAATCGCACTTCACAGTACTCTTGGTTCTGATTTTGTTCGGGATCATTGGGTACTTCGTTGGGGTTCATCTGTTCGAGTGATTCCACCGGCCCCGGTGACAGCGGGGCCTTAGGATGGAGGCACTAAGGACGTGGGCTATACACACTACTGGTATCGAAACGTGACCATCCCCACTGCGGTGTGGTCAAAGATCATCGCGGAAGTACCGGCCTAAACAACGAAAGGAAGAGAGAAATCCATGAGCCACGCATGTGTGTTGGTAGCGGTCGATGTGGTGAACCCCAACGACCGCGCGGAAGTGGAAGCCGCCGTACAGTTCCAGATGGAACCTTACGACGCAAACGGCATTTTGTTTCGGGATGGCTCCCGTTGGGACTGGTATCAGATCGGCGGGCGCTGTACCGGGATGTTATTCCCAGACTACAAGGCCAGCGAGGATCCTCGTAATAGCGAGGTCTGCGAGTTGTGTGCCGGAACCGGAATCAGGCCGGAAGGACTCGCTCAGTTTGGACAAGCGTGGTACGACAGGTGCAACGGGTGCAACGGCTGCCACGGAACCGGCAAGGCACTAAAGCACCCTGGCTTCTGGGTGCCCTTCGATGGAGACATAATCCAGTTGAAGGAACTGAAGGGGAAGCCAGTACCGGCAGCGTATGCTTTCCTGCGGAATCGCCACTGGCATGAACCTGAGCGTCTGGGCTGGTTCGGCTGCGCCACGGCGACTGAGTGCGAACTCAAAGACCCCGACAATCTTGATGTGGCGGCAAATAAGTGCGTCACGACAGGCGACGAAAACGCCATTATTGTGGTGTGGAATGAGCCTTGGGAACTCTGGAAACAAAAGTTTCTCCATCGCTTCATTGAACCTCTGCCGCCCGAAACTGTTTTGGTTGTGGTGGACTATCACGTATAGCGCCCGTCAGACCACGCAGCCCCTAACCGGGCTGCGTTCCTGGAGGCACTATGTATCCAATTTCAGACGCGACAGTACGAGGATGGCTTTACTTGAGTGATAGCTTTTGGGGCTCACTCACAGCCGAACAGCGCAAACAACTCAGGGATGAAGTGACAAACTGCCCGGAGTATTGCCCAAACACGAAAACTCACATCCACATCCCAGACAAACGGTCGCTCCGTATCGACGATGCTTTCGTTAACGTAGACTGCTCCGCGTGTGGCCGGACGGGATGCGCGGGAAAATTCGATCCTGAAAAGATCGACTGGTAGTCCCACGTTGTACTATTTATCCAGACGGTGAAAAGGGGATGTTCCATTGTCCCAAGTGCTCCCCGTTCTGGTTGGAGAAATTTCTCATTTGGCGCATGAATGAACTTCGCGCCGATAACAAACTGGAGGCGATATGAAACTGGAGGTGGAGTACCTCACCGAAATGGTGCGGCTCGCATCGAAGGTATGAAACGCCCCCCGAGCGATGGCTGGACCTATTGGGATGAGGATGGCACACCTCACCGCCGCCGCCGTAACCCCTTGGACGCTCCGATCTATGACGTGGATCACATGAGCCGTCAAGAGATGCGGGCGATTATGAGCTGCTACGAGCAGGCTAAACGGCGTTGCGATCATCTGAATCGCCGGGCGTTCCCAGGAGTTCTCACCGTCTCGCACATGCTCTACCCCATGCGGCCAGCCTATGCCCTGAAAGCAACGGCGGGCCTGCTACGGATGATCGAGCTGAGGTTGCACTATCACGTCGGAAAGGAGTATGAGAGGATTTATGCGAAGCTCCCTGTTTACGCGCAGTTCAGACGGTTCTTTAACGTCAAAGCCGCCGTGGAGAGTCAAGATAAAAAGTCTTGACTCTAGGTTGGAATGGCTTTATACTCACCGAGGAGAAACAGATTTGTGACTCTTATCAAGACTCCTGTTCGCCGGGAGACGTGTAGCCTTTACCGGCGACGGCCACTTGTGATTGTGGCCCACCCGAGACATCTGGAGATCAAGGAGAAGAAACGCCGAGACTCGGTGAACGTGTCGTATGAAGCTATTTACGAGTTTGCGCTCGCCATTCGCTACCGGCAACAACAGGCGGAGAAACGCGCCAAACGGAGACGGCTATGAGTTATTGGAAAGTTCTGACGAGTGAGTTCCGGCCACCACTACAAGGCGGGAAGCCGCTTTGCGATGGCAAAACGTGGCCTGTGGAGCTACCGACAGTGCCGCTGGACCGCGGCTGGCACTTCTGCCGCGACATTCAGACCGCATTAAAAAGCGCTGGTTTTTGGCGAACTGGGCACCCAAACGCAGTTATACTCGTTGAGCCTCACGGCGACATTATCGAACGGGTCGATAAATTGCGAGCGGCGAGCCTCACACTGAAACGGCTGGCAACGGACAAAGAAATCTACAGCGCCCTAACCGCGTTCTCAACGCTTTTCGGAGAACATCGGGCAGCGATGGCTGAAGAACAATGGCTCTGGTGGCAGGCCCTTGCCCATCCCACATGGGATCGTGAGGCCGTTATTGAAGGGTTGACCATTGCGCTTCGTGCCCGGTCGCTGCATTGGACAATCAAAGAATACCCTTCAGAAAAGGCTGCGTGGGATGCGTGGGCGTGGACTGCGTGGGCTGCGCGGGATGCGTGGGATGCGTGGGATGAGCGGTGGGCGTGGGATGCGGCGCGGGCTTTGCGGGATGCGGTGGCTACGCGGGATGCGTGGGGTGCTGGGGATGCGTGGGCTGCGCTCACACTTCAATTCGCAGCACGCAGTGGTTGGATCAGTCATAGCCACGATCTTCTGACAGTTGGTATTCGGGATGCCTACCGTCACGGGCTTTTCGTTGCATTACCAACCGGCCCAAATGAACTTGGTTTTGTAATGGAGCCGCCAAAATGACCCACCACGACATCGACCTTGCCATCAAACGGCTACGCCGACGATTAGACAAGATCATGGCCTGTACTTCGGGGATGCCGAACTACCCCAGCATCGCCAAACGAGTGAGCCTGATTCGAGAGGCCATTGAGTCAGTCGAAGGACGAGAACAGCGGTTGCGGAGGGTGTCGTGACCCGATGGTGGACCCGCTTTGTCCGCAACCTGTTCCCCTACTCCACCCTGGCTGAAGTCGAAGACAGCGTGACCTCGCACCTCAGACGGTTGATTCCACCTACTGGATCGCGTTTGGATCTGTTAGCCCGACAAGAACGCGGAGAGACTTTAACTAAACCACAACCAAGACCTGTCTTGGTTAAAAGAAAGAAGGCTTCCAAATGAAGCAAAATAAGGGGCAGAAGAGAGGGAAAGTTCGACAAGCGATGACCATCGTTCAGAAAGCCGTCCTGAAGCATCCCGATCAGCGCACCCAGAACCTCTCGCTGTTCCGCTTGGAGCCCTCGGTTTACCGTTGGATTATTGACGGACCCGGCAGGCCGTTTGACTGCGTAGACTATCTGAGCCTTCACGACGGAGTGAAGCAACTGCGCGTTTTGGTCGAGACCGATCCAGCCTATGTCGGTGTGGACCTCACGATTGTTCCAGTGGAACTACCGCCAGAGGAAAGAGCGGCGCGACGTGTGAGTCCGCTTTGCAAGGATAGAGATCTAGAAGCAATCGCCACAATTATCCGGGAAGAGACCGCGATAGATAAGCTCATCGAGGCTACCAACCTTCTCTTAGCATACGAGTATCCGAGACGCCTGCAACCAAAACGCCCAGGCCTTGACCTTACATGGGCAGGTTTGGTGCTCTCAATCATCGAGGCTTTGGAAATAGCCCAAAGGCAGGACCTCTCTAACCTCAAGAAACAGCTTACGGAAGGCATCAAGGACATCAAGATTTACTCTGCCTTGCCTCCCCAGATGGAGAAACCGCAATGAGCATCGACATCACTACGTTTGTGGACCCCACAGACCCCGATTTCGCAGAAATCCGAGGGATGGCTATCGCTGGTTTCTCCTTGGACGAAATGAGGGCAATGTGGAGGCTGAAACATAGCAAGAGAAAGGTAGTGTCCCAAAACGGGGCTGATCCCAAGACTTTTTCTCTTGACCAAACCAAACAAGAAAGGAATAGTCGTGAGAACGATTAATACCACAACACTACACGAAGCTCAGGAACCGCGTCACGCCCCGTTCGAGCGGGGGCGCATGTATAGCATGCTGGATTTGCTAGGAGGGGGCACCGCTACCTGCGATGACTGCCACCGCTGGCAGCGATTTTCATCGCTTGACCCCCGACGTTCGCTCGCACAAACAGGATGGACATTCGAAGGCGGTAAAGATCTTTGTCCTGTATGCTCACCCAAGCGTAACCAAACCGAAAGGGAGAAAGGAGCGCCTTAAATGCAACACAACATCGATTGCTCTCCAGCGGTTGCTGGAGAGGCAGCCGGATCTCGCCGGAGAGTTTCAGGCGATACGCCAAGGTTTAAAGACCGGAGAAGTAGCGCGGCAACACGAGATCCAACTCGGTTTGCTTGATGGGATAATCGCGCAACTTCGCGGTACTTAGATGCGTCTTGCATTTTGGCACACTCCAATGCATTATTGAATTGCGCCAAGATTCTAGTGAGGCCCCGGTGCCAGCCGGGGCTTTTGCATTTATGCTATCTTAACCTCGGTTGTGAAGAAAGGGCCGAAATGGAATTATCCCCATCAATGAGAGATTTGGTTGACCGCCTAGTGGAGCAGCAGCGGGCGTCCAATGCCGATTTGTCGCTTCAGAATCGGGTCATGCTGGAGCACGCAAGAATCGCCGAAGAGAACAACGATTTCCTGTGGCGTGCGATCATTGCCGAGATGCGCGCTCTCATCACGAAGTACAACGGGACGTTTCGGAACCAATTCTACCTCACGCCCGAAGATCCAGAGGGCGAGAAGTCCGTTATGGTAAGCTGCTCGGTATTCCCGCTGGCGAGCCTCACCCTTTCCCGGCCATCCCCACATTTCTTCGAGTTCTCTATTGACCGAACTCAGGGGTCTTTTGCTCCCCGCAAGGGCACGAATGGTCGTATTGACGTTAAGCCGGACTCTAACCGCAACGTCCCCATGGTGGCCCAAGACGGGACCCCGCTCCCAACACCCCTCGACGTAGCCGAATACCTGCTTGAGCCTCTTTTCCGTCCCCGCTAAACGATCAACGGCAGATTTAGGACACTACCACTCATGCGGTAGAAGAAAAAACTCTTGACTTGAGTCAAGAGAAGAACTATACTCACAAACGGAAGAAGTCCCACGTGGGACAAGAAGGAGAAAACACAAATGAACTGGCCCAGTAAGCTGTTTGCGGTTCGCCGCCGATTCAAGGGGTTGGGACCGTCTCCCACGGTCGTGTTCTGCGAAGAAAGCGCCTTGCGGCGCGGTGATATCGCCGTCGAGTATACATTGAACACCGATCCATTCTTGGTGGATTTAACGGTCGTCAGAAACGACATCCCGGAAGGAGAAGAGAAGTGAACGACGAACTGCAACCGGCCAAGGCCGTGCCCGAAACCATGAAAGCGGTGACCAAGTTTACCGCAGAACATGCCCGCGAAGTCGGATTGCCCAGCCCCGAAGCCGTGAACTACATGATGAGCATTGCGAACATGCTGTTAAGCAGCGCCCTCATTACTCAGGACATGGCATTGCCAGATTCGGAGATTGGCAGACTCAGAGGCATGGGCTACACCCCAGAACAGATCACGGAATTTCGCGACAAGTACGTCCGCTCGAACGCAATGGCGAAAATGCTAGTGGGCCACGAAATGAGCATTGACCCGATGGCCGCTCTCCAAGACATCGACATCGTGAAGGGCAAGATTTTCGTCCGCTACCCTCAACTGATCGACCAGATGATCCGCAAGGGCTTCACCGTCAAATGGGTAGAGCGGACCAACGAACGAGCCGCTATCGAGGTCGCTCGGCCCGGTATTGACGCGGAAACCTTCGAGTTTACCATTCAGGACGCCAAGCAGGCCGGTCTCACCGAAACCAAAGAAGGCAAAGAGGGTATGTACCAGAAGCGTCCACGAGTGATGCTCTCTGCCCGTGCTGCGTCGGAAGCCTACCGAATGACTGGTGGACGTGGGAACGTCTACACTCCAGAGGAAAAGGATGAGATATTCAACTCCACGACAGCCGAACCTTCCGAATCGGACAAAAAACGGGCGGAAGTAATTGCGGCCCGCGACGATATGAAGGTGGCGCTCAAACCCAAGCCCGAACCGTCGCCGGTTGTGGAAATTACCAAAGATCCTCAACCTGCTCAAACCGAGCCGATTACTGCCCAATACGCGATTCACAGGGTTTTCCACACCGGGGGTGGCGGCGAACGGGTGATCCCGACCGACGAAATTCGGCCGAAACGCGAGGAGGATGCCAACCTTAGAGCACAAGCCCTTGCGAATGAGACCAATAGCCCATACGAAGTGGTTGAGGTCAGCGCATCGGGCGAAGTTCAAACCAAACAAAGATTCAACCCGCCAACTAGGATGCCCGAGAAACCGCAGGAGAAGCCGCAGGTTGAGCCGGAGCACTCCAAGCCAGTCATAGAGCCCTCCGAAGCATCGGACGCCAAGAAGGCCCTCATGGCCCGTCTAAATGCCCTTGCAAAAACCCTGGCGCTTCCCATCAAGACGGCGGGTTCCCGATTCAACGCTTTTTTCGCGGGATGGTTCGGTTGCGGGCTGAAAGAGCTTCCCAAGGACCCGGCTGAGTATCAGGTGGCTGTGGAAGAACTCGAAAGCTGTATCAATGCCGACGTAAACGAGTTCAACTCGGGACCGGAAGAGGCCGGGAAGAGGCGCGCACGGTGGGCCAAGGAAGTGCGCAATTTCCTTGACGGTCAATGGCCCAAGAACCCCGAAACCGTGGCTTTGGGATGCACCCTTTGCCGACGCTGGAGATTAACCCCTCCCCAGTTCAAGACTTGGTTTGAATCGGGGGTCATCGCTCTCGACTTCACTCCCCAAGAGGACGGCCACGCTTACATTCGGCTGATGCTGGCTACTCCCAATCTGCGGTCTGGAGCCGATCTGTTGGATTGGTACAACAAAAATAAACTCGAATCTGGGGTCTTGGCGGCAGCAGTGCAGCAGATCGAGCAACGGGCCTTGAAGTGTTCTTTGGAACAAGCCAAGGAACAAGACATCGACAAAGCAGTGAAGGCTTGGTTATTGGCGGCGGGTGAACAGACTCCCAAGACCGCGCCGCCGCCCAAACAGGAGCCCCCAGCATCCACTGAGGACGATGGGGGCGGAATCTTTGACGAACTGTTATAACTCGTAAGCAACCGCGCGGCTGAAGCCGGCGGCTTTGTAACTAAGCCATGCTAAACAGCAGCACAACTCGCTACGTTCGGCCCGCTTACAGTGGCCCTGCCAGCTATTACCCTGGCAGCGTTGGTATCCGCGTGCGCCGCGCTATCCCTCCGCATGGCTGAAGCCAGCGGTTTCTCGCGCAAAGGAGTTTTATGAACGGCCTCACTTATCTCGACGACAGACACGAGTACCGGCTGAATGGAATCTGGAAGCCGGGAGTCACACGAGTGCTTGCCGACTGCGGTTTTAACAAGGGGTCCGACTTCTTCGATGAAGAGTCTCGGGTGCGTGGGCAATTAGTCCATAAGGCTCGTTTCCTAGTGGACGAGCACGCACCCGAGGCCGAAACACTGGAGGACGTGCTTGAAGTGATGGACCTCGGCGAGACTATCCAGCCTTACGTAGCGGGGTGGGTATGGTTCAAGAGGGAAACGGGATTCAAACCGATCGGCCACGAGCAGCCGATGTGTCTACCGGACCTGAATGTTTGCGGGACTCCAGACGTTTGGGGACTGTACCCAAGCGGCAAGCTGGTCCTGATCGATACCAAGGGTTGGAAAAGTCAGGGGAGTAGGCCCAAGCGGGCGGCAGAGATCCAAACAGCGGGCTACAAGTTGATGTTGAAACACTCCCTGAATCTCACCGCCGATTTACGGGATATTGTGGCGTTGCCTGGGGATGGCACCTTTCGAGTGTATCGGTGCTCCAACCCCATGGATGAAGCAATCTTTCGGGCGTGCTGTATGATCTGGCACGACCGTGCCAATAACAAATTGATTGATGGTCTGGAAGGACCATCGGACAGGAGTAACTCTAATGGATAAATCCACAGCGTTAGTGCCGTTCAATGCCCAGACCTTAAAGACGCAAGCCAGCCAATTGTCGGTGGTCTTGGATATCAACGTCCCGGCGTTACAGATGGAGGTTGAGGCCCATCTTCAAGGGCTCGCCTCTTTACAGGTTCAGGCGAAAACCCTGAACATCCAAGATGACTCCACTTACGGCGAAGCGATGGAGTTACGGAAGAACGTGGCCACCCGCGCCGATGGACTGACGCGGATCTGGTCGAGGTTCAAGGGGCCTTTGAACGGCGCTCGCGCTACCGTGCTGGAGTTAGAACACGCGACAGTGGACCCCTTGACCGCTATCAAGGACATACTCACCAAGAAGGGCGAGAAGTACCTGAACGACATGCGGCGTGCCAAGGCGGAAAGCGAAGCGGCCTTCGCTCGCGTAGCTGAAGAACAGCGCCTCAAACTGGAACGCGAAGCCGCCGCACTGATGGCCCGTGGGCGGGTGGCAGAAGCCGAAGCCAAGACTCAGGAGGCCCAGATCACCATTACGCCGACCTTGGCTAACGCTATCCCTGTAGTCGCCGATGCCAAGGTGGGCACGCAGTTCAAAGGCTCCTGTACGGATATCATTGCTTTCGCCAAGGCGATTGCAACGGGCAAGGTCAATCTGATGCAGGAAGTCAAGCCGGGAGACATGCGGCCTATCCTGGTCGTCGATCAGGTAGTGTTGAATGCCGTTGTCTTTCATCATCAGGATTCCCTCAACTGGCCCGGTATCACGGTTACGAGCGGGGCCAAGATATCCACGAGGTAAACTTATGCGAGAAGCCATCTCGTTCATCTTATGGTGCGCGTTATTTGCTCTTGCCTCTATAGGAGGGTTCGCTTGGGGCTCCTGGGTGGGGCAAGCAATCGTGCACGCGAAACAGCGGAAGACTCAACCTCCTGTCTGCCGATTCTGCGGTGAGTCAGATGTTATTTTAGTCTCAGATGAGGACGGCACAGCCTGTCTGCCATGCTTTCGATTCAGGGAAGCTTTGGCCGAGTTAGAGAGGATGTGGAACTTGAGATAGGGGACGTGAAATGAACGTCAATATAGGAGCAAGTCTATGAAAACGTATACGAATTTTGTGTCGAGCAACGTAAAATCTCTCGCTTACGATGAGGCGGCTAAGGAGGTTTTTGTGACCTTCAAGGATAAGGCTGGTAATGCAACGTCAACCCACGCCTATCGACCTATCCCCGAAGACACCTTCACCGACCGAATCCTGAACGCCCCCTCCGTGGGAAGCGCCGTCCACCAGTTCCTTGTCAAGGGAACCTGTGAGCGGAGGAAGATAAGCTAATGGAATACTCACGCGAGGGGAGCCTGCCCGAAAATACAGGTGCCCGCTGCCGGTACTGCCATGGCGACCACAACAAGGAGACCATTCTGTGCGACCGCGAGGCTTATCTGCGTCTGCGTGCGGTGGAGGCGCTCGAAGATATCGCAGAATACCTCCGTTCACTTTTCGAGTCCCACGTGGGATAACCCATGCCCTACCTCTACTACCGGCTCCTTTTCGGGCTCGCGGTGTTCGGTGAAGCTCGGGCTGTCATTGTTAGGGGAATTGATATAATTCCCATTGTTAGGCTGCGGGGGATCGGGTAGATGCCTCTCCGCCCCTACCAGACTCAGTGCCTAGCCGACATCCAAGAGAACCTTCACCAGGGGATCTCCAGACAATTAGTCGTGATGGCAACGGGGCTGGGCAAGACCGTGGTCGCGGCCCATATTCCCGAAATGGTTGAACTACGCAGGCAGAGAAAGCGCGGCCTCTTCCTTGTCCATCGCAATGAACTTTGTGAGCAGGCCGCGCGCAAATTCCATCAGTACAATCCCCATCTGAAGGTCGCTATTGAACGTGCCGACTATCGGGCTGAAGATGCCGACATCGTAGTGGCTTCTGTTCAGACACTCGGTAAGGCCGAGTATGAAGGGGCGGAAAACGAAGGCTACTGGAAGTATGGTGACCGGCTGACTCAGTTCGATCCCGACCAGTTCAGCTTTCTGATAGTTGACGAGTGCCATCATGCCAGTGCCGTGAGTTACCAGTCTGTCTTCCGTTACTTCCGTGTGCTGAAAGGCGAGGCTGACTGCGACCCATCGAAGCTATTCATTGGGATCACCGCCACACCAAACAGAAGCGACAACATCGGCTTGGAAGTCCTATTCGACCGCATAAGTTACAACTACGGAATCGCGGAGGGGATCACGGATGGATGGCTGACGCGGATCATCGCTCATCGAATCGAGACAGAGCATGACATCAGCCAGGTCCACATAACGCATGGAGACTTCAACCAAGCCGAGTTAGAGGCGGCAGTCAACACCCCCGCACGAAATGAACTCATCGCTCGTGAATACTGCAAACATAAGCCAGAAGGGCCAGCTTTCTTCTTCACCGTGGACATAAAACATGCTGTTGACTTAGCAGAGGTTATGCGGGCACACGGCGTTAAAGTCTACCCGATCAGCGGTCACACTCCAGAATTAGAGTGTAAGCGGTTCATGCGGCTAATTAACGAAGGCGAGATCGACGGCCTAGCTTCTGCGGGGAAACTCATTGAGGGCATCGACGCCCCGCGTGTGATGACGGCGGCTATGTGTGTGCCGACGAAATCCAAACTCCGTTTCCAGCAGATGGCCGGGAGAGTTGTCAGGCCCTTCCCGGCACCCGAGGACAAAGAGTCCCACGTGGGATGGGTTAAGCCACATGCTTTGATCCTTGACTTTTGCGATCTGAGCGGCAGACATTCTCTGGTCACGATCGCTTCTCTCTTCGGTCTACGGGCTAAGTTCGATGCCAAGGGCGGCGACGTTCTTCAGCAGGCCCGCGCTATTGAAGAACTCGAAGCCCAAAACCCCGGTTTAGACTTCCGTGACGAACCGGATCTGGAGTCCGCCAGAGCCAAAGCTGACAAGTTCAAGACCTCTCGTCACCTGGTAGACCTTTTGAAGCCTCCCGAGTGCCCCGAGGAACTCCGCAAACTAAGCCGATTTACATGGCTGAAAGAGACTGAGGGATCTTACCACCTTGGCCTGATGAACAACAGTATGCTTTCGATCCGCGAGAACGGATTAGGGCATTGTGAAGTTTACCGCCATGTTCGGGGGATCAGAACCAAACTGTACGTAGCCAAAGACCTAAAAGAAGCAGTGGAAATGGCCGAACATGAGGTTCCAGGAGAAGATCGAAAAATTATGGCGGCGACAGCCGCCTGGAGAAAAGAACCGCCAACTGGAGCCCAAGCGAGGCTGCTGTTTGTGTTGGACCGGAAGCTCAAACGGGAGTTCCGGGACCCTGGTCAATTACATACCTTCCTTCTACAGCGCTTCACGGCTGGAGATATCTCCCAGAGCCGAGGAGGTGTGAGCGCTAGAATCGATTCTCTCCGTGCCGCTCGCTCCTAAACAGAGAGTGCTGTGTTCTTTGGTAGTGTCCTAAACACCAGCGCGCGCAGCGCTTCGGTGGCAAGGGGCGTGAATTTGTGATACTATCCGTAGTATCAAGCTGGAATACGCCGTATGAACACTGAAAAACACGATCTTGCACACTACATGGCGCTGCCATATACGAAACTACTTCGTCCCGATACGGACGGCGACATCGTTGCAAGAATTGTAGAACTGCCTGGGTGCTCTGCTCATGGAGAGAACGCAGAAGAGGCGCTAGAGAATCTTCAGGAGGCACAGCGCCTGTGGCTGGAGGACTGCATCGAGGCAGGCGATCCTGTACCTGAGCCAGAAAAGGAGGATCCCCTTCCGAGCGGAAAGTGGGTTCAGCGTGTACCGCGCAGTTTGCATCAGCGTCTCGTCAGGGCAGCAAACTCTGAGCGCGTCAGTCTCAATCAGCTTGTGACATCAATGCTGTCCGAGAGGATCAGCTTACGGTAGTGTCCTAAATCTGAAAACGGGATTTTTAAAGTAGCCCACTACCAGCAGAGAGTCCTGTATTCTTTATTACACAAGAGTAGGTATACTAGTGCCATATGGCTAGTGATGCCATCATGACGGCTGGCTACGCCCTAGTGTTTCTCGTCATTCTCCATCATCCCTTACGCCAAAAGCTACATTTGATGTTGTTCTCTTGCGCGTTTGCAGCCATCTACAACGTCGCTTACAGAACCGCAGTATGGTATATCCCTTTGGATGGGATCGCGCTGTTTGTGAGGCTCCTAGCCCCCTTGGAGGCCGTTTGGAACGTCATCGAGGTGAGGAAGGATTGTCGGTTCGGATTCGCTGGACTTTGCGCAGCCCTATCGTTGGGGATCTACAACCCGAACGTGCTGGCTTGGGGATATTTACCGATCAGGAACCTAAGTACCTTATCCGTGGCTGGAGTCTGCCTGATGGTTAGCTTAGGGAACCACTTCGAGCCATTCACTAAGAACCGGCTGCTCTCAGTCCACATTGAACTTCAGACCGCTTGGATGATCTTGCACGCCCTTACTTCGGCGTCTTACCACTTCTTAACCACAGCCCAGAGATGGGACACAGCCCGGTGGTTTTACGTGGCCGGATCTGTGGTGATCTTCGGCCTATATCACCACTTCTTTTTTAAGAGTCCGGTGGGACAGGTGGCGGGCCAGGTGGGTCGCTTAACGCTTTGACGAGATCCTGGAGTAATTTTTCTGCTTCTGCGGTGGTTGGGGTGCCAATGGCCTTTAGGATCGCCAGCACCTTGTTGAGAACAACAATTATTAGCTGCTCGTACTTCATGGTCTAATCCCCTTACCGATCATGGCTAGACCGCCATGCCGCATCGTCTTTGTCGTGCTGTTCCAAAATACCTCGAACTCGGGCCTGTTCCTCGCGGACTGAATTTAAGTCACTCATGACCTTTTGTTGGTTGTTTTGGACCATGTTGATCCGTTCGGCCTGTGCGTCTATCTTGGCCCCAAGGTTTCCCCAAGAGACCGCGAGCCCCATAAGAACCAATAGGATGGTGAGGACTTGTCCAGCGTCTACTTTCCAGGTCAACTGCGGCATTTGCGTCATCTCCTAAAGCCCACGGCAGAGATGCGCGCCCTACAACTTCAATCTTATCATGGGTCTCTTACCCAGTACAACGTGGGACTAGAGTACCACAAACTCCCAATCAATTTGCCCGTTGTCCACCATTCCCAACAGACTCCAGACCTTCTCCCCGAGGTCGATCCCGGCTCCATTGGTCGGACGCCCCGTCATGTCAGTTCCACTCTCTGCTTGCGGGCGCTGGCCATCAAAGACATAGGCGTCATCGTTGATATTCCATGGACCGACATCAAGGACAATCGCCAGGGAGGACTTGGTGTTTAGGGGATTAGTCAACTGGATGAAGCAACCGAGGGCTTTGGTGGATGGAAGTGCCACGAAGGGGACAACAGTGTCGATCACGTAGCCGCTGGCTGTGCGCTGTCCCACTAACCCTTCGCGGGTAGCTTTGACAATCACGGCGTCTTTATGCCGTTCTTGGCCCCGACCAAGGCTTTATTAGCGCCGATGATTTGCAGCACGTTGTAGAGCCAAGTATAGAACGGGTTACCCATCGGCTGCGGGGTGGGCATCGAGTGGATTACCCACGAGTAGATCCACAGCGCGACAGGCCCAGAGAACCAACCCCAGTGCTGCTGGAAGAATTGAACTATCTGCGTCATTGCTTTGCTCCTAACTTGATGGTTGAGGTCACTGTGGCCCCATCCAGGCGGTCCACAAGTGCCACAAGCTGCGACACGACCGCTTCCAGCCGCGTCATGAAGTCGCCTTCGATCTTCTCGCCAGCCGTAGCCACTGTCTGCGCCGCCTGCTCGCCCGCCGATTCGCCGAATGCCATGCCGCCTCCTAGGACACCTGAGAGATCAGCCAGACATCCGTACATAGATTTGCGTCGAGGATGTAGGCGTAGGGAATCGAGGCGTACCCTCGCTTGCCCCAAGCCGTTCCCCACGAGTTCTGCATGATGAAGCTCTGCGGCGGAATGTCGGCCAAGCCATTGTCCGTGTAGCCTACCAGACGCACGCAATGCCCCCCTAATTGGTTCTCGCTCGCTCCTGGCATAGGTACGTCGCCGCTCGCCGCCACGGCATCCGACTCGAACGAATCGTACACTAAGATACCGATCACCAGCCCGTGCGCTGGATCGGTTCGCACCGCGCGGGCTAGTGATGTAGTCGAGTTGCCATAGGCCAGAGCCGTCTTCAGATCCGTCAAGTCCTGATTGACACTCTGCGCGCCCAACGCAAGGAACTGCAAGGCGTCGGCATAGCACTTGTCCGGCGGCTGGACGGCAAACTGCGAAATGTCGTAAGGCCACTCCGTCTCAGAGCAAGCGCCTTGAGTTTGTACGGCAGCGATACCGTCTGGGATTGTAGCCCCAGCGTCTTGCGGGACGGTCCCCTCGATCACGCGGCTGCAATAATACACAAAAAGACGACTCCGCATTGTGAGCGGTTCTCCTTGAGCCAAAGCCTGAGCCTCCAGTTCTTCGCAGGTTCCATTGGCAGTGCAAGAGTTCCCGGAGATCAGTATAGAACCACTGCGCCTAGTAATCAGTATGGAATTGGGGACGGAGGCGCAGAACACTTCGCCCTTGTAATAATCGGGTTTGAACGTCTCCCGCGGTTTTAGGTTGAGATGATCGGTTTCCCATTGAGTCAGGTATCGTTCAGACGAACGAGAAACAATCGGAACACCGTCATTCCGCACGGCTGGCGCCCTAAGTTCAGCCCTATAAATTGAGGATCGATTACCACATTTGAGCAGCAGTTCCTGCAAGTCATCGATCATCCCATCGCTCGTGCTAAAAAACTGATGCGGGCGCTTCCCGGTGTGGGTTTGGTCACCAAAAAATGATAGAAACAGTTTGATTTGGCGTTGTGATGCAAAGCGGATAATCCCCGGCACTCTTTTGGCTGATGCCGATCTGCCATTGCATCCACACGACTCACGGAACCAGTTAGCCAACTCAGCACTGAAGAACGTCCATTTACGCGGAGCGCTCTCGTAAATGCCCAATCGCTGCGCCAACGAAGCGATGATGTTATACCGCCCGTCGTTGAAGCAGCAGAATCCGCCAACCCTATTCTCTTTGGCTTCGGAATCGGAAATCCATCCATCTGAGATAACCAGCGCGGCAAGGGATATCAGATCATCCCCACTCAGTTCGTATTTGCCGATCCGAAGGCCCCTCAAGTCTATTCCGGTCCATCCTCGCGGAGCAGCCAAAAGGCCCGCGATGGAAGGGATGCTATCGGCAGTCTCAAATCCGAAACCTGCACTTTTGCGAGGGCGAATGTACATGCGGTGATTCGGCGTTACCGCGCAATCGAGTGAACGATGGTCGGCAAAATACATCGGGCCTTCATAGACGTACCGAAAAAGGGCGGTCGGGTGCTGATACTCAAATGCATGGGTTAACGGATTTACTGTGGCAAGAGAATCGTGCCCATCGTATGCGTTCCACGGCTTCCATCCGCTCTCTGTGAGCACTTCGGTTTTATCATCATGGCATCCAAGCGAGCCCTGATCGACTACCGGAGGTTGCAAATTCCGCATGTCGAGGTCTTGAGGCAGCGTGAAGTGCGGAGCGTCGAAGACTCGGTACCGCGCCTTTTTAGCGCTCGGTGTGGGGATGCAGCCGTAAATGTGCTTTGACATTTCAGGACTTCTCCGTCCTTGCATGAGGCAGGAAGTACCGTATGCCAGGCGTATCGGGGATCGGAATCGACGACGTTAGCTGCAAAGTGTTGATCGCTATCGGTTTCGCTGGCAATAACATCCTGAGCTTCGCCGCTTTCTTCGCAGCCCGGCTACCGGGTCTTGGCTGGCGGTCGGTGTACTCATACGTGGTCACGCCAGCGCCCGGCATTACGGTCACGGTTGGGAATGGAACCGATGTGGTAGGAGCGAACACGGACTGGAGCGTAATCGCCGGGTTAGGCGCTTGCTTCTGAAATACTGCGCTTATCGCAGGTAGTTCCTGGGCCACGCCA